GTATTTGTAGTTGTATTATTTGTATTATTTATATTATTTATATTATTTATATTATTTGTATTATTTGTATTATTTGTATTATTTGTATTATTAAAAATGAAATTCATTAATTATATTAAATATATATTTTAATTAATGAATGAATTGAATAAACACTTTTTTTAGATTACATATTATGATATTTATAATTAATCAAGTGAAGACAAATCATTGTCAGATATATTATTATTAATTTCTGTAACTATATTATATATATTCAGAAGTAATATATTATTATTTTCAAAATTATAATAAGTATTTGTAGAATCAGGAAATATTTTTTTATTAAGTTTTATAACTGTTCTATATATTTTTTTAAGTAAAGATAAATCACACGGATCTGATGTTAATGGTGATACTGGTGTTAATGGTGATAATGGTGATACTTGTGATGTTAATGGTGATACTGGTGATAATGGGTATGGGTATGTTAATGGTGATAATGGTGATAATGGTGATGTTTGTGATGTTAATAGTGATGATAATGGTGATGTTTGTAATGTTAATGGTGATGATGATAATGGTGATGTTTGTACTGTTAATGATAATGATTGTGGTCTATAACTTTTATTTCTTATTTGTTCTATTTTATTTTGTTCTTGTTGGGTTAATTTGTCAAATCCATAATAAATATTTTTATTAACTAATACAAATTTATCATCTTTTGTTTTATTATTTTTTCCAAATATTTTATATAATTTTTCAAATTCGATTTGTTCAAGATCAGTTAATGATGCATTTTTGTTTTTATCATATAAATTAATATAATTTTGCATATCTGTAACTCTTTGTTCAAGTCTTGTCAGCTGATTTCTTAAATTAATATCTATTGTAGTTGTATTGTTAATTCCAAATACTTTATCTAATGTATCAAATTCTATTTGTTGTTCTTTAGTTAATAATGATGTATTTTTATTATAAAATAATTCTAAATATCTTTCTTTAAGTTTTTTTAAAATTGTAGGATTAGTAGGATTAGGTTGTATAGGATTAGGTTGTATAGGATTAGGTTGTATAGGATTAGGTTGTATAGGATTAGGTTGTATAGGATTATTAGGATTAAATATATCATTTAACATATCAAATTCTATTTGTTCCAGATGAGTTAATGATAATGTTTTTTTTTTATTAGATAATTCTAAATATCTTGTATTAAGTTGTGCATTATTATTATTAATTTTAGATAACATTTCTTTTGTTTTTATTTTTTGTGCGAAATATTCTTTTTTTGCTAATACATATCTATCATCCGTTGTCTTATCATTTTCCCCATATGCTTTATATAATTGATTAAATTCAAATTCTTCACTTTCAGTTAATGGTTGATTATTTATTTTTTTATCATATAATTCAATATATCTCTTTGCGAATTCATCATCAATATATAATCTATTTTTTCTTTTTATAGATTTTAATCTATCAAGTGTTTTTGTATCAAGTTTATTTATAGTATTATTTTGTTCTTCTACAATCAAGTTATTATATTCATCTTCTTCTGTATCATGAAAAGGTTGTATTAAATTATAAAGTGTTGTAAATTCAGTATCAGTTAATGAACCATTTTTGTATTTCGTAAATAATTCATAATATAATAGTTTATCTTCTTTATTAAAGAATCTACCACCTTTTTTAAGTTTTAAAGAAATATTATTTTTAATATATTTTTTATTTTGTGTTATATTATATTTAATATATTTTTTATTTTGTGTTAATTTTTTATTTTTATATTTTTTATTTTTAAAAGTATATTTCATTAAATTACAAACATATTTTAATTAATTGCGAAATCATCCAATTTCATATTGATTTTTCCAGTAATACTGGATCTAGCTATTTTATACATTAAATATGCAAAACAAGTTCCGATTAATGCGCCAATAATACATTGAAGTACTGTATGAAAATTAAAAACGACTCTTTGACTCATAATTAATAAAGAAAAAAGTAAATAAAAATATAAAACATTAATTTTTTTAATTGATAAAAAAATAAAAATAGTAGAAAAGAGAGAAGATTGTGAATGACCAGAAGGCATTCCAAATATATCGTGAGGAATTCCATTTTTAAATATGAATCTTTTACCATTAGATAATGCTAAATTAAATATTTTAATATCTTCAGAAGGTCTAGGTTGTTGTATAATTCCTTTAATAATTAAATTTAAAATAGCATTAAAGAAAAATCCAATAATATAATAAAATAATAAATATTGTTTATTCCATAAAAGAATAATAGAGAGAAAAAAAAGAAGAAAAGGTCCATTAGTTCCCAATCGATTCAATAAATAAAAAAATATATTCATAACATAATATATTATTAAATATTAATTCATTGTGTAAGGGGGTATAATACCCCCTAATATTGATATAAACAATCACAAACTAATGTGAAACACCAGTCATTTCCATTTAAGTTTAATACATTACCTTTATCATCTAATAATTGAATAGCCATTCTATCAATATTAACTGGTCCAAAATAAGTTCTAGTATTCTCTTGTAAAGAACCACTAAATTCAACTAATAAAGAACCAGTCGGAACACCAGTTGATGTTTTAATAGGTAATACACCCATAATATCAGATGATGTAGGTGCTTTAGCTAAATAATTAGTTAAATTGTTTTTATTTTTATTAATTTCATTAATAGTGTAAATTTGTGATTGAGTTAAAGTTCTAGGTGCACTAGGTAAAATGAGTTGAGTTGAGGTATATTCTTGATTATATTTATTGGCAATTAATAACCCATTTTGACTATTAACAGTTTGATTATCAAATACAGATTGCTCTATAACTTCATTAACTAATTGTTGTAAAGTATTTGTTTGTTGTGCAGGTGTAATACAAGTATATGGTAAATCTAATGAATAATAGTTGGGTATTTTTAAAGTATGTGAATATTGTGAAATAGAAACAAGACTATTATTAACGTGATTTTGATTATAATCATCAATAACTAATATTAAATATTTGGTTCCATTTAAATCTAAAATAGAAGATGCTGTATTTCCACTAATTTCAATATTAAAATAAGGTAATTTATATCCCATAATCCATCCTAAAGTATTATTAAAATAATGATTATTTTTACTTTTACAATTATTATTACATTGTAAAATTCCAGTAAAATCATAAAAAATAAGAATAGTTGTAGTATCTAATATAAAAGATGGAAATATATTTAAAGGATCATTAAATGTTCCTCCATATAAGAATAATGTAATAATTCCATTATTACTATTATAATAAACAGGAGAATTTGAATTCATACTAACATCATATAAAGGTATATTATATGGAGGAAATGTGAATCCGGCTAATAAAAAAGAAGTATTTAATTGTGCTTGAAATAAAAGAGGAGTATAATTCCCAGGAGGTATAGAAATAGGAATAGAATTATTATTAGATGAATCAATAATCCAAAAACAGGTATTTCCATATGCGGAATCAATAACATACCAACTGAACGGAATTTGATAAGAATATAATTTTAAATTTAAAACATCTTTTAATGTATCAGAAAGGTCTAATGTATAATCAGTAGATGTAGAATCTACTCCAGTAGTATATTGTCTGAATTGACTATCTAAATTAACAAATCGGTTAATAGTATTTTTAAGATTAGGATTTAAAGAGTCTTGTTTAACAGGTAAAATAAATGTATCGGTAGTTGCAATTTGTTCTCTATTCATTGGATTGTGTGTATTTCCAAAAACGTTAATTTTATCTTTTCTTTGAGTGATTTTATTTACTTGATTTTGTTCACTTTGAGTAAGATATTCATTTTCATTCCATTGTGATTCTTGTGTATCACCAATAGGATAAATGGCGTCATCATCATTAGTCATATTTCCAAAACTTTCGATATTATTATTATTATTATTATTATTATTATTATTATTATTATTATTAGGATTGACAATAATTTTATCAAATGTATCATTATGTTTATTGTCTTTAAGATTAGACGCATATTGTAAAAGTTGACTTTGAATATTTTGAAAAAAAACAGAAATTGTAGGATTTTTATTTTTAAATTTATTAATATAAAAATTTGATTTTTGTATAATTTCATTTTCATTAACATTTTCATCTTCAATACCGATGATTGAGATTAGTTCTGAAAGAGTATAATTTGATACATTTGTATCGATATCTGTCATATTATTTATAATTTATAATATAATTTATATTTAATTATAAAATGATTAAATATATAATTTTCTCTCTAAATTATTTAAATAAATAATTCGGAGATATTCTTATACGTGCGTTATTTTTAATAATTGCTTCAAAATGAAACGCACGATGTTCACAATCTTCTTTATCATCTTTACTTAAATCAAAATTTTTACAATTATATTTTATATTTTCTTTTATCAAATATTCTAAAATATAATCAAATCGTAATCTTCCATCATACTTACAATCTATAAATTTATTTGTTATATAAATAGAAAAACCATTAAAAGCAGATAAACACGGAATTAACTCATTTGATGGAGTATTATTTATTATATTCGTAATATATTTTCTACTTTCTATTAAACAATTTAAATGAAAATAACTTAATATATAAGGACTTATTGAAAGAGCCCATATATCATAATAATCTTTTGGATGATGAAATGATAACGCATCCCAATCTTCTCTCTTTAAATATGATTTAAATAAATCTAAATTAATATTATAATTACACACATCATCACAATCCATCATTATAAAATATTTATAATCTATATAATTTTCTTTTATAAATGTTAAACAATGATTTCTACCTAATGCTAATCTATGAGTTCTATAAGGTAACAATTCATTTTCATTAATATAATATTGAAATTTTGAATTACGTAGTTGATATTCTTTTAATTTTTGTAATGTATTATCCGTTGATTTATCATAATATAAAAAAATAATATAATTATCAAATATATTTCCGAATTGTTCCATATTAGCAAATATTTTATCTAAATATCTTCCAACATTTCTTACAGTTCCACATATACAACAATTATTCATATATTTATTAATTATTATTATATATTTATTAACTATTATTTCTCTCTAAATTTTTATAATGAAAAATAAATAATTTATAAATTTCTTTTTTTATATTAATTCCTTGACATATATCTAACTTTAATATTTTCTCTGGAAATATAGTTAAACCAGTTCCTCTTTTTGAATGAGTTTTACCTTTAAATAATATTATTTCTAATACATTTATTAATATTTCATTATAACTCATTATTGTGTCACGATTTATAAAATAATTACCAATATAAATATATCTATTAGTATTTCCATCTGTATGAACTTTATAATATCTATTTGTTACCGTTTTATTTTTAATTAATCCTATACCTTCAATTTTATTAGTAGAATTATTCATTTCTATAACAAATACATTTGAATCATAATAAATCTTTGAAGATAATTCTAATGGAACACAATACATACAAATAAATCCGTGTTTTTTTCTATATTCGTAATTGCAATCACGTGTTTCATTATTAAATCTTCCGGTAACAATTGTATACATTTTGTATTAATCAAATTAAATAGAATATAATATTATTTATATTTAAATACAATTTCAATTTTATTTAAATATATAATATAATGAATTGTTGTATATGCGGACCTGTAAAAAATGTAGGACGTTATTTATCTAAAAATTTAGATAATATAACAAAAATCGGTTCTCTTTTCAATGATTATAAAATTGTTATTTTTTATGATAAATCAAATGATAATACACTACAAATATTAAAAGAATATCAACAAATCAATTCTAAATTATTATTTTATGTTAACAAAAAACCTATATCAACTTTTAGAACACATAATATAGCAATTGCACGAAATTATTGTTTAAATTTTGTAAAAAAAAATGTACAACAATTTCCCTATTTTATAATGATGGATTTAGATGATGTAAATTGTAAAGAAATAAATTTAAATATTTTAAATAAATATTTAAAGAGAGAAGATTGGGATGCATTATCTTTTAATACAAATCCTAAATATTATGATATTTGGGGATTATCTATTCATCCATATTGTTTTAGTTATAATCATTTTGAAAATAATAATAATAATTATACAATAATTCAAAATTATATTACCGCTCTTTTAAATAAATTACCACAAGATCAATTATTACCATGTATCTCATCATTTAATGGATTTTCTATTTATAAAACAAATAAGTTTTTGAAAACTTATTATGATGGAAGAATTCGAAAAGATTTAATTCCAAAAATAAATATGCAAGCCCATATGAATATTACAAAATCAAAATTAGTATACAAAAAATATATCACTGTAGATGGAAGATATGAAGATTGCGAACATCGTGCATTTCATATTCAAGCCAGACAAAATAGTGGTGCAAGAATAATGATTTCTCCAGAAATACTTTTTAATTAATAATTACTTTTAAATACTTTTTTTAATTAATAACAAATACTTTTAATACTTTTTTTTAATTAAAAGTATTATATTTTAAATATGATGTAGAAAAAAATACTCTACGATTATAATTATAACCAGCTAAATGTACTATAAATGCTTTATCTGTTAATCCATATTTAGATTTATTCTCAATAGTATTACTGTTTACATCACATTTATTATCCTTATGTAAAGGAAAAATTTGTAAAATTCCATATGGAATTATTATACTATTAACTTTTAATCCATATAAATTTTTATCATACATATATCTAAGAGAACCTTGATCTAAAATATGATATGAATTATTACGTATAATATTTTTATTAGTATACCATTGTTTTAAAATTTCAACACTAATAGGTGATTTTTTTACTATAATAACTCCAGTATTAATATCACATTCATTTACTTTATTTAAATCTGCACTTAAAATAAATAATTTATCCGAATGTTCATTTATTATATTTGTAATTGGTGGACTATCTTTTAAAAATAATGCATCCGCATCTACCCATACAACATAATCAAAAATTTGTAATTGCTCTATCATTAATGGTATTCTCTCCCAATGAGGTTGCATATTTGTTTTTTTAATATTAGATTTAATTATACTGTAACCATATTTATCACAATATATTTTATTAATATTATAATTTACTTCCGCATATTCTTTAATAGAATCATCAAACCACATAACTATACATATATTATTTGTCATAATTATATTATATATTATTATATTTTTTAATTATATAATGATTCATTATTTTATATAATGTTTTTTATTTATATAATGATTCATTGTATTTGCTATAATGTTTTTTTTTATTTATAGAATACATTTTTGTATGATCCGAATTTGAATAAGTGAAATAACTGTAATAATCAATAGAACGATGTAAAATGACATTATTATTTTCAGATCTATACATATTAATTGCTTTTGTAAAAGCATCTGGTCCTGTAACATTTAATATTTTTTGTTTGGTATCTATATTAGTGGTTCCTCCAATTGAAGGTTCATATTTAATTTCAATATAATATGTCATTAAATTAATCATTTTTAACAAATAAGGATGATTTGGCGCAAAAATTAAAACCCATTGTTCATAAGTAGGTGTTGTTCTCCACGTTTCCAATTTTCTAGGTAAATCTAAAACACAAATATCATTTTTATTAAGTAATTTAAAAATAGGATACTTAATAATAGATTTTATATCTAAATAAATTCCTCCTAATTTATATAAAACACAATATCTAAAAAAATCCGCTTTCATTGCTCCATAAACACTATTAATATTATTATATGCATTATATATTTTTTCAGGATAATTTTCTTTAATAAAAGTATTACAATCATTATCATTGTAAAATAGAAATTTACATTCAGGACATCTTTTTTTATTTTCACTAATAACATTTACTATTTCAATAGGTAAATTAGTATTAATAAAAGTTTGATGAATTATATTGGGTATTTTATACCCATTTTGAATGGATTGTAACATATAATATAATAATATTTAAAATATTAATATTCTCTTTCTAATTTATCACTTAAAATAGAATATCTTTGATTTTCTAAACTTTTTTCTAATTGAATCCAAGGAGAAATAAATTGAAGTGCTTCAATTCCTTGTTCACAAAATAAATTTAATAATGCAGGACTAAATCCAGACATCATAGATACATTAAGTTGAGTAGATAATGATGGAAAACCTGAAGTATTTTTCAAATTCCAAAAAAGAATATGAGGCGGATTATATGGTTTTCCACAAATAAGTTTTCCTGCTTCTGCATATTTAATTTTAATTGTTTCATAAACGGTTTTATATTCATTTTTATCAGCACAATCAAATTGCATATCAGATAAAATAACAAAAATCATATCTTTTACATCATCTGAATTCATTTTATTAGTTACAATTGTATTTAATATTAAATCAAAAGCAGCATATAAATTAGTATTTCCTCCCCAATCGGATTTCATAATAATTTCAGTTTGAGAAACAAAATCTTTATATGGTTCTAAATTAACCCAACTAGGAGAATTCGAAAAAGTCATTATTCTTTTACCCAAAATAGATTTTTCGGCAATTCTAATACCAAGAGCAATTGCAACATTCATCGGATCTCCCTCCATTGATCCGGAAACATCTACCATAGCTATCATTTTTCCAAAAGAAGTAGAACAACTTGAATTATCACGCCATTGTGAATTTAATAAATCTGTTTTTATTTTAGTGAATTGATCTTTAGGAGATTTATAAATTATACAAGCTTGTTTAGTAAAATCTGCCATTCCAATTCGTTTTCCTTTTAGTTCAATTTTATAATTAACACTTTTTTTAATATATGTTTCAAAATTAGAAGCACATTTAATTCTATCCATATCATCAATATATCTCGGTTGATGATTTTTTTTAATATTTAAAAATGCATTTTTTTGTTTTGAAAGTGATATAGAAGTTACATTTTTAAAATTGATTTCATCCCAATTTTTACTAGATTGTTTTATTTGCAAAGTATCTAAATATTTATTTAAAGTTGATAATATTTTTCGATATTCAGTTTTACATTTTAAAATTGCTTTACATTGTAATTCAGTAGTAGTAGCAGTTATAATATATTCATTAAAATAATTAGTAGCAATAGCTTCATATATCCATTTAAAAGAAGATTTTTCTCTTGGTATCCATTTTGCTACTAATGAAATATCAATAGAATTTGTTTTATTATTATGTAAATCTGTTTTTAATTGATTATTCATAAGAGAAATACATTTTTGAATTAAAGGATGATCCAGAGATTTATTTTTATTTTTACAATATTCACAAAAATATTTAAGATCTTTCCAAGAACCATATGGAATAGTTAATATATCATATTGTAAAACTAACGTTTCTAGAGCATACAATGATAATACAGGGAAAAAATCATACCATGTATAAATCATCATATACGTTAATGCACATTCTCCTTTTCCATCAATAATATCACGAGTGTGTCCTATCATTTTGTAAAGAATACTCAATAAATACTTTGATTCATCGGATTTATTACGAATTAATTCAGTTAATATTTCAGTTAATTTTTTTTCAAGAGATAGAATACCTAATTTATCACTTCGTATGAGTTGGAAACTCAATTGTAATATTTTTTCTTTAATATCAAAAGACCATTTATATTCTAAATGGTTTTTTTCACCATATTGACAATTGTCGGGACAATTTTCTACAGTAGTCATTATTTGAATAATAATAAATATACTAATTAATCTTTATATCTTTTTTTAATTGTATTTTTTGTTTTTGTATTTTTTGTATGAATTACAGTTTTAATATTTTTTTTAGTTGCATTATCATTATTTTTTTTTACTTCATTTGATTTTTCATTAAATATAAATATAACATCATTTAAATCTTGAAACATATGAATTGTTTTTTCAAATTTAATAGAATCTACATTATTTATTATTGTTAAATAATCTGTATCTATATCATCCTTTAAAAAATTAGAAACATTATTTGTATCTAATGTTATATTATATTTTAATATTGATAATAATGAATATCGGCAATTATTATCATACATATTTTTTTTAAGTATTTCAATTATTTCTTCTCTTAAAATATAATTAGGAGTTGTCATTAAAAAATATTCTTGTTTTATTTTTTGAATTTCATTATTTTTATTTATATAAATAAAATTTAAATTTATATAATATAAATCATCTTTATAATAATCTTTATAGATTTTATCCATTTTATCAAAATTAATTATCCAATCATTATTTAAATTTGATTCAATATTCATAATACTCATAAAAAACTAATATAATATACATTATAATATTTAACTAATTCATATTTAATTTTAATTTTAATTTTAATTTTCTATATCATTTAATTCATCCAATTTATCAAAATAGGTATAATCATAATTCTCAAATTTAAACATTTTCTCCCATTCATCTTCACCCCAATTTTCTATATATTGATTAGTATAATTTTTATATAAATTGTCTAAACTTTGAAATATTTTAAAAAATAAATAATAATCTTCTTCTTTTGGTAAATCATCTTTTGGTAAATCTTCTTCTTTTATTTCTTCTTTTGGTAAATCTTCTTCTTTTATTTCTTCTTTTGGTAAATCATTACTATAAATAATATTTATTATATTCGTATTTGGAGTTGTATTAATTAATATCCATCCTGGTTTTACTATATCTTCTATTTCATTAAGTATTGGTTGAGTTTTTAATTTATCCATAAAACTTAAATTATCATTTGAATTTACTTGATTATTTTTTATTAATATAATATTTTCTAATTCTGGAAAATTATTTAATGATAATAAATTTTTTTTATCTTGTTCTTGTTGTTTTAATTGATTATCTTTATTTTTTAGATCATTATATAAATTATTTTTATTTGAAGTAAATGAAGTAAAATTTCTTGAATTATTACTATAATATTCATTTTTATATTCATTTTTGCTGGATTTTACTTTTTTTGGAATATTTTCATTTAATATAGCAAAACGAGACATATAAAGATTTATTATATTTATTCTATTTATATTTTTAAATATATTGTATTTATATTTAAAAAAAATAATATTACACTTTTTCTCATTTCAAACACCCATTTTATAGATATAATTATAATGAAAAATAAAATATATTTCATTTTGTAAATTGTAATAAGGTATTTGTTTGTTTTTATTATAATGTAAATCATACTGATTTATAAATGTTGAAACTTGTAATAATCCTTTATAAACAGCTAAAAATCCATTATCGTATAAATTATGACAATATCTACACATAAATTCTACAATATTTTTATCATTTTTTTCATTATTATTTAATATACATCTTGGTTTTAGATGTGCTGTTTCTAATAAACATAATGGTAGTTTTTTTTCACAAATTATACACATTTGCGTTTTATTAGTAATTAAATAATTTCTCAATTGTTTTTGTTCTTGTCTAATCTCTCTTAATTCATATTTTATATTATTTTTACTATATTTTTTATAAAATTTAATAATAATTTTTGAATAATAATACTTAAGGTCATTTAATATTACATTACCTTCGTTTGATAATTTATAATTTTTGTTATTAAAAAAAATAAGATTATTTTTAATTAATTTAGTCAATTCAGATTTTATATCATTTATTTCAACTAAATTATCATACCGACACTTTATATAATTATATATATCTATTAGTGTATTGTTATCGTGTAAAATAAAAGAATTAATTATATAATCTTTCATATTATATAATATTTGTAAATTACTTTTAAGTCAAATAAATTATAATGAAACCATAATATTATAACCTCGTTTACCAGGTTTATTATTTACATCAACACCTTTGCTTTTTTCTTCTTTGTAATTTATTTTTTCAAACTCCTCTTTAAATTTTTTCTGCGTTTTCAAACATTTTTTACCATTTATTTTGCACCATGTTTCATATATTTTGAATATATTTTTTAATCCAAATCTTAAGTTTGTTTTTTCCGTTTTTTTACAACACGAATTTGCAAATAGCAATATATCACTATTAATTAATGGTTCTGTTGAAATGTTTGTTTGTATAACATTTTTAATAGGTAGAGGATCTACTATATCTAACGAAATAATTTCTGGTTTATCTTTATCATACAAATATAACCAACCATCAGGAGTTTTCCAATAATATTTTTGTGGTAATTTATTGTCGTCTTCAATAAAATCATCTCCGTCTTCATTTGTATATCCGTGAGTATTATTTTGTTGTTTGTATTCTTCTTTAAGAATTGAATATTTAACTTTATCACCATCAACAATATACGGAGTTTTTTTTATATAATTGTTTGTTTGTTTTGGTAAAATTTTGTTATTTTTTGTGATAGTGATATGTATATTGTCATAACTATCATAAACCAAAATATTATATGTATTTGGTTTACGTTTTGTAATATAATAATTATAAGCCTCATTATGTTCAATTGAATTCTGTATACCATTATATCTATCACTGTTCGCACTTCCTGATTGAATTTGAACTACTCTATCTAACTTAAAATATTGTAGTGAAGGAAATTTATTCAATACAAATTCATTTAATTTTTTTCTATCAAAATCTACAATACTATTTTTAACAATGCACAGAGGAACATCGCTTTCATAATCACCATATTTATCAATAAATTCATAAATATTCATTTCTTGGATTTCATTAATACATACATAATCAACTAATTTAGTTTCTTTACACCATTCATTTATTTCAGTATCATTCATATCATCAATAACAATTAATTTATAACCATTATTTTTGCTGTCATAATGTTTAATTGGTTTTAAATTTTTTCGTTTCTTTGAGACATCAATATACTTCATATATTTACCAAACTTAAAATCTCCATTATCTATTATACTTTCTAATAAATCTTTAATTTCTTCCCAACTCTCACAACCCATAATAAATTTTTCAATTTCTTTTATAAATTTTACATAAAAATTCTGTATCATATCTTGTAATTCAGGAGTCGTCCATAAAGTAAGTTTCATACTCCCATTTTTAAGTTCTAAGTCGTTATATTTCCCTTGTAATCTTAATCGTTGTGAAATGTCAGTGCAGTTTAATGATGCGTGAGACACAAAATACTGGTCTGTTAAATGTAATGAATAATTATCATAATCGTCACTTGTAAAAGAATATCCCCTTTCTCCATATTTACCTGTTATTGTTATAATTGTTTTACATAAAATTTGTGTATCGCTTTTTTCAAATAAAATTCTTAATAATTTATAAACAAATTTTATATTTAATATTTTTGTATTTATATTGAAATAGCAATAATTATTAGATAGTTTTTCAGATTTTTCAGTATCTATAGATGAGCCGTATATTCCTCCTGATTGCCATAATCTTTGACTTGTGGATGATTGTTTTGAGTCCCATTTAGACCAATATTTTATTTCTTTTTCATATTTTTTTGAAAAATATAATCTTAAACAATTTCCATGATATATTACGATAAACAAATTAGGGAAATCTTTGACTATTTTATCTACTAAACAAAATTGATTAGCTCTTATTTTTTCTTCACTAATCAATAACGAATTATATTTAATTGTAGGTCTTTTAAGTAATTCTTCTATTATTTTTTTTATATTAATATTATAATCTTCAACAATATCATAACAAGTTTTTTTTTTATGATTTTCTGTATCTTGATAATCCCACCAAGATTCAACAAGTGTTGTGTTAAAATTTATAGAACTATTAAATAATCCAAAATAATCATTTGACCTTTTCATTTTATGAACTTTTGATATTTTAATTTGTATATCAGTATTGTCGCTTAATCTGGTTGTTATATTATATAACAATGAATGTGCTGTGCCTGTAATATGTAGCGCATATTTTACTTTTTTATATATTTTGGCAATCAATATTTCACACGCGGTAGAATCTTTTTTATCATTATCATTAGTTCTATCATTTGAAGATGTAGGACTCATTAAATCACTTTCATCGACTAATGTGGTTATATTAACAAGTTCATCATTGTAATAAATATACTCACTAAATTTCGTATTTAGTTTTGCTAACTGAGTATGGTTCATTAAACAACAAAATATGTCATTTGAATTGATTGCTTCTTTATTACTTAATTTACTAATAATATCATTACTATTTATATCTTTTAGTTCTGGAAGTTTATAATCTTTCCAATATTCAACATTATTTTCCTGAAAATATTCTTGGAGTTCATTATTAAATTCTTCAAATAAATTTCTAATAAATTGAATATTAAAATTGTAATTTTCTGTTCCAATTATATCATCTTGTAATTGTTTTTGGTCTATTGTCAAATTTCTAAAAATGTATAAAACTGGTCTTTTTAATATATAAACCGAAATCCACATAATTATACACGCTTGAACTCTTTTTCCAAGTTGTATATCTCCCCATAATAATTCTACTATTGATTTTTCATTATCTTCTAAATTAAGTGCATTTAATAAATCTTCTTCAAATGAAGGTAAATTAATGTTTTTTGGGATATGTTTTAATTTTAGTGGATTATTTCCCCAATTATGTCTCTCTAAACTTTCTCCATTTATATATTTACAATTATTTAACATTTTATTTATTATTTTTTCAAGTGGTTTTTTAAATATTTCATTTCTTTTTTTGAAAAACTTATTTATTTTATCTTGTAGATATGTCATTTGTATAATTTATATATTATAAAGGCAATTCTTTAAATCAAATTTTTATTTTATATAAAATATGCCTTGAAAATATATGCCTATCTATTTATATATACCAAAGAATAAAACACGAAAAAATAAGAAGATTTTTTTTTAAATATATTGTATTTATATTTAAAAAAAAATAATATTTAAAAAAAATATTATATTTATAAATTTTTATATTAATATTAAAATATTTTTTTTAAATATTTAAATATTATCAACATCAATATATTCTTCTTCTTCGGCAATAACATTTAATTTATCTTTATTACTTTCTAATAATGCGATATGAGATGCGATTAATTCATGATATTCTTGAGTTGCATCATCCATAAATACAAATCCATCATCTTTTTCAATATCAGTAGAAGAAGATGATCCTGTATTTGTCATATCATTATTAATAAACAAATTCCAATTTATTCCAATTATAGTATTTTTAATTTTCTCTTTATCAGAATCAGAATATACTTCTATAACATCACAATTTAACAATTTAGATTTTATTTCTTTTTCCCATTCTCTTAACCCAACTAATAACCACGTTCCAGATTTTATAAAATTATCTCGTTTTCCTTTCCCTTTAAATTTACCTCTAATATGACAAAGATATTGTTTACCATCTAAATCAACGACGTGACACATTGAACCACCTAACATTTTAGTAGCTTGTGCATATATTTCAGATTCCTCTTGAGAAATCCTTAAACTACTAGTATTTTTAAAAGTGTTTTTACGAGCAAACCCTTTTGATTTATTACCTCCAGTTAGATTTTTCACCATTTTGTTATAATATAATATAGTATTATAATATTTAAATCATTTCAATTTTATTTTAAATAATACAATTGTAAATTATAATACAACCAAATTTTAAAAAATATGTAATTTAATTACTATAATTATTTTATAATTTAAATATATTAATTAAATATATAAATTAATGAGTGTAATTGAAAATAATAATAATAAATTAACTAATCATCCAATTGTTAATAAACCAGATACCAATTTTGTATATACTAATCCAAGCACCGCATTTGAAGGTACTATTAATCCATTAGAGAGAAGAATCACAACAAATGTATTATCTATAGATTCAACTTTTCGTGAAAATTCTAGTATAACCACTTCCAATAATTTTATGTATAAATTACAAAATCCATTATATAAAGTCATTAGTATGAAATTAATATCATTCGAATTACCTCAAACGTGGGATAATATCTCAGATACACTTGAAAATAATACTTTTGTAATTAATTTATCCAATATGATAATTTATCCTGATAGTATTCAAACTATCATTTTACCCAGTGGAAATTATACAAATACACAACTAATAACTAGTATAAATAATTATTTTAATAATATATGTAATGGATTAAATTATTTACAATTTAATATTAATAATATAACAAACAAATGCTCCTTTTATATAGATCCATCTAATAATATTTATGATCCAATTAATAGTTATTATTCTCCTAACTTTTCTTATACTATCGATTTTGTCAATAGTAATTTTGGAAAATATTTAGGTTATAAAAATACGACCTATTCTGCTAATATTTATAATACATATAATGATATTATTACAACTAGTCCTGCTGTATTATATTATGGATATATACAAAGCGAATCTTCTTTATCAATAGAAAATTATATTTTTCTTTATATAGATGATTTTAATAAAAATTTCGATTCTAATACTATCGTCTCTCAAACATATGACTCATTAATTAGTAATAATATATTAGGACGTATTACATTAAATACATTTAATGGACTTTCTAATAATTTAATTATTAATAATAATAATAATAATGGATGTGATTATATATTTAAATTGAGAGAATACTATGGACCTGTAAGAATTCGACAATTACAAATTAAATTATTAAATAAATATGGAAAAGAAATAAATTTATTAAATAATGATTATTCGTTCGCATTAGAATTTAATTTATTACATTCATAATTTTTTTCTTTTTTTCTTTTTTTTTATTATTTACAATTGTAATATTCTAATTTATAAATTAAATTATATAATTATATTTACTTTATATATAATGACAAGACACAACAAACATAAAAAAACACCTAAAATTCGAAAAACAAAAAAACAACCATCTGAATGGAATTTATATACAAGTAGAGTTTTTAAACAAGGCAGATTAAAAAATAAAAATTATTCTTTTAAACAAGCTTTAATTGATGCAGGAAAAACTTATAAAAAAAAAGGAGGGACAACGAGAAGAAATCAATAAAACAAAATTAAATATGAAATAATTTAGGCAATTTATTCGTTTGTATTTTATTTACAAAATCCCAATCTTTCACTTTATTAAAAAGTTCATTATATGTTTCTAATAAATTGTGTAAACTATTCCTTTTAGAAGGATCCGGATTTATATTTTTAGATAATTCATTTATAATTTTACGAAAAAAATCTTCATCAAGAGAGAATAATTTTAAAATATTTCCAATATAATGTAAATAAATTATACTTAAACTATATACATCCCATTTATCATTATATTTTAAAATATCTGTGATTATATCTGTTTTTGATTTATTAATATATTTTTTTAAAAAATCTATACAATATTTTTTATATGTTTCTTTAAAATTTTCTGAAAAAAGATTTAAAATTGTTAAATTTTGTATAAAAACTTCAGTTATTTCTTCAATAAATGAATATGAAATAGTAAATATGTTATTTTCAATAAAATAAAATAATATATGAATTTCTAATGG